TTTTTTGATCAAGCAATATCGGGCAACTGGTCATATAATCCAACACATTATGAAAATAATGAAGTACCAATGAGTGTTATGTTTAAAGACTTATTAAACACTTATAAGTTAGGTTGGAAGACTAGTTATTATCAGAATACATATGATTTTAAAACAGATTCAAGTGTTGAAGTTGAAGAGACTCCTGTACAGAATGCGGCTACAGAGTTTGAACATTTAGATGGTTCACAACACGAAAAACAAATTGATTCAAATGTATCAGTCACACAAGATACAGATGTCGAAAATTGCGATGCCTGTGAAATATAAGAGAAATAAATAAGCGATGGGAAAAACAGTTTTTAACAGAAAAGATATTGATTTTACTAAAGAGCCTATGTTCTTTGGTGAAGATCAAAATGTACAGAGATATGACGTATTCAAGTATCCTCAGTTTGATAAACTTAATCAAACTATGCTTGGATATTTTTGGAGACCAGAAGAAGTTTCATTACAAAAAGATAGGTCGGATTACGACACATTCAGACCAGAACAGAAACATATATTCACGGCAAATTTAAAATATCAAACACTATTAGATTCAGTGCAAGGTAGAGGGCCATGTCTTATGTTTTTACCTTATGTATCAAATCCTGAACTAGAAGGTTGTATTGTTACTTGGGATTTCTTTGAAACAATTCACTCACGTTCATATACACATATAATTAAGAACGTTTATCCTGATCCTAGAGAAGTATTTGATACTATACTTGATGATGAAGAAATTTTAAAAAGAGCCGTATCTGTTACAAAAAACTATGATGCATTTGGTGAAGCGGCAGAAAATTATTTTATTAAAGGCAAAGGTGATTTATATGATGTAAAGAAAAAACTTTACCTTGCAATGGTCAATGTTAACCTACTTGAAGGCTTAAGGTTCTATGTATCATTTGCTTGTACATTTGCATTCGGTGAACTTAAACTTATGGAAGGTTCAGCAAAAATTATTTCACTAATTGCTAGAGATGAAGCAACGCACTTGAACTTATCAACACACGTTATTAAGAACTGGCACAACGGTGCAGACGACAAAGACTTCGTTAAGATTGCAAAAGAATGTGATAAGGAAGTTTATGATATGTTTAAAGTAGCTGTTGCTGAAGAGAAAGCCTGGTCAAAACATTTATTTAAAGAAGGTACTCTTATCGGATTAAATGAAACGTTGTTACACAGGTACGTTGAGTTTATTGCAAACAAAAGATTAAAAGCAATAGGTAAAGAACCAATCTTCGATCAACCCGTAACACAGAATCCACTACCATGGACACAACACTGGTTAAGCTCAGCAGGCTTACAGGTAGCACCTCAAGAAACAGAAGTCGAAAGTTACATCATAGGTGGTGTAAAACAAGATGTAACTAAAGACACATTTAAAGGCTTTAAATTATGATCCAAAATAAAAAACACGAAGAAGGTGACATAGTAGCTATTAAACTAGTGACAGCAGAAGAAGTTATTGCTAAAGTAGTTGAAGAAGGTGCAGATAGTATCAAGGTAATGAAACCTATGATGCTAGTACACACTCCAAAAGGCTTGGCAATGAGTCAGTTCTTAATGATGCAAGATGTTAAAGATGCAATTGAAATATCAACAAGTAATATAATTGCAATTACAAAAGCAAATTCAGTAGCTTCTAGCCAATACTCTCAAACAGTTACGAGCATCAAAGCACCAACACCTGCAGAAAAATCAAAGATAATCTCCGCATAATAATAGTACATAAATACTATTATGCCAGCGGTAACTAGATTAGGTGATTTATGTACAGGTCACGGACCATGTCCTCCGAGACCGAGTAACGGTGCGAGTGGAAATGTTTTTTCAGATAATATTCCAGTACATAGACAATCAGATAGTTGGTCAGTTCATTGTGTCCATGGAAGTAATTTGGCCGCAGGATCATCAACAGTATTTGCAAACAATCTACAATTAGGTAGGATCGGTGACCCAGTTGCTTGTGGCAGTAAAGTACAAACAGGATCAGGAACAGTATTCGCAGGAGGATAATAATGACAACAGGAAAAAAAATAACAGGTATATATCCACAAAATCTAGCATTTCCGGATAGCATAGTTCCAAAGACTTCCCAGATAAGTGACTTACAGAAAAATTTATTGAACAGTGGTGCATTAGATCTAGTTGATCATAAAGATCCATTTGGAAGAAGCTGTAAGGCTTATGCTGGTTTCAAGAATCCTCATGACGATACGATTCAACAGATAGCACAAAAAATTTATGATCAAAAGGCCGCACTGCCTGATAATTGGGATCATGTTAATTATGCTCAACGTGTTGAGGTAGATGGTTCATTGATTGGTCCAGGACAAACAACAAGGAAGCTAACTGATATTGAAATAAGAGATATCAAGTTTGTAGAAGGTGCAATAAAAGATATTGCATTTTTAAGTAACAGACAAAGTGGTATGTGTGTTACAGAGTTCACTGATACAAATGCACAATGGACAGTTATGGGCAATACTGCTTACTATGGTAATGATGTGGCACTACCAACTTCATCGGCTTCACCGGGAGGTATTGCTATTCCAGGACTTGCAGGTTACATGAGTATGGTGTCATCATTTAGTTCTCTAGCAAACGTTCTAGCTAACGTTCCATCAACAGCATCAGGTCCTTGTAAGTTTATCGAATCGGCTATGGGTGCCTTGATGAAAGCTGGTGGTATACTAGGACAGATATTGTCTAAGGTACTACAGGTAGCTGGAATACTAGCTCTTGCTGTGGCAGTGATTGGTCTTGCAAAGATGTTGATTGATATAATCAAAGAAGATATCAGGTACCTAGGAAATATCTTAGAGAAATTACTACAAGCCGCACTGGCAGGACTATTAGGTGAATTAGCTAAAGATCCTTGCATGGCTTACCTTTTAACAGCGGGTATTGCCACTGCTACCACATTAAAAACATTAGATCTCATATAGTTGGTTGACAAAAGTCAATAAAGTTGTATAATTACACTTACAATGATGAAGGTGTCGTAATAGGTTATACGGACGTCGGGGCAGTACCGACCACCTCCACCACAAACACTTTGTAGTTACCAGAACGTGATGGTACCCACAAGTAAGGACAGACGCAGAGTGTTTATGACGGGGGTGAACTAGGATCGACGGTAATTTAAAAGGCATTGGAGTTGTCGGTAGGTGACGACCGTAAATCGCACAAATTATAAATGCAGATGAAAATCTAGCACTTGCGGCCTAATTCGTTAGGCTAACGGGGTTGGCAACTGACCTGGCAACAGAATAGTTGCACACTTTAAGGATTTTATTTTGAATAAGTTAATTAAATTTTGGAAGACTAGTTATACTTCAAACCCTACCGCATTTTACTATGAGATGATAAGTGCGATAACGGTCATCATAGGTAGTGGAATATTAACATATACAGTTTTAGAACCACGACCAGATTTGTTTATTCCTTTTTATTGGATAGGAAGTACAACTGGATTTGTAGGAGCATATTATAGAATGAGTGCTTGGGTAATGGTATTAACTTTTTGGTTCACGACAATGAACACAATAGCACTTTGGAGGCTTTTCTTTTAATGACTTTAGTGCATAAACATTTGATTGTTAGAGCAGAAGTCAACGACACACCTAACGATCCTAACTGGGCTCATACTTGGTTAGTAGATTTAGTCGACAAGATTGGAATGCAAATATGTCAAGGACCGATAACAACATACGTGGACAAGCCAGGCAATAGAGGACTTACAGCGGTTGTTGTTATTGAAACAAGTCACATTGCCTTACATTGTTGGGATGAAGAGAAACCAGGATTACTACAACTTGATGTTTATACTTGTGGACCGTTAAATGAAAAAGTAATATTTGATGAAGTCAAAAAGTTTGATCCTGTTAGTATTGAATACAAATATCTAGATAGAGAAAAAAATTTAAAGGAAATTGATGTCGATTAAAGATAAAATAGCTACATGGGGAGAATCCTTATCCATGCTAGAAGGAACTGACAGGTTAGAGTATTTGTTGGATTTAGCTAAAGAAACAACCACACTTGACCCTGAAAAAAGATTAGATGAAAACAAAGTTCATGGCTGTATGTCTCAGATCTGGGTAGACTGTCATACAGACAACAATAAGGTTGTTGTAGAATATGACAGTGATGCCATGATAACAAAAGGTATAGCAAAAGTTATCTGCGATTGTTTTACTGACAGTGATGTCAAAGAAGCCACAACTATAGGTATAGATGATTTCAATCCATTAGGAATACAGCCATTATTAACAGCTCAACGTAGGAATGGATTGGGAAATTTGATACATACAGTTGTTAATAAATGTAAGAAATTATAACAAGGAAAGGTGGCAGAGTGGTTGAATGCACCGGTCTTGAAAACCGGCAAAGGCGCAAGTCTTTCGTGAGTTCGAATCTCACCCTTTCCGCCACACATAAGTATAAAAAACGGTTGATATTTTTGTGTAAATTGTTTATTATAATATAAATGACTAAAGCTATTACTAAAGAGGATATTAATGATCTTAAGAAATGGATTAGGTTCCAAGAAGTTCTTACAAGAAGAACTGTTGTCAAAAACTCCAGAAAGCATGAATATAATACAATTAAGAGAAAACTTAAGATGTTAGAAGCAACGATCAGAAAAGAAAAAAATTTAAGAAAGAAATATCCTGCTGTGCAAGAAGCATATGACCATTACCTACTCACGTTAGGACTAGTGAAAAAAAGTAAAGGAGAAAAATGACTTATTATGTAAACCAAGCCTGTGTAGGGTGCAAACATACTGATTGTGTTGATGTTTGTCCTGTTGATTGTTTTTATGAAGGAGAAAATTTTCTAGCAATCAATCCTGATGAATGTATTGATTGTGGAGTTTGTGAACCAGAGTGTCCTGTAGATGCTATCAAACCTGATACGTTTGACGAACCAGATA